GTGAATCTCCATGAGATTTTTTATATCCACTATTTACATAATATACCACGCTATCTAATTCAGGTTCTGCTGGCATGTAATTAGCAATTAACTTCATTTTATCATCAATAGTGGGTTCTTTTTTTAATTTTTCAAGATTAAGACTATCTTTATGCTTTTCAAAAAGTTCTTCTCCAATTTTTTCACGTTTTTCAATTAATAATTCCATATGTGCTTGCATGCCCTTTTCTCTACCATTTTTATCATCACCTCTTTTTTTATAAGCACTTAAAGTTTTTTTAATTTTACTCTTACTTGCAATTTTCTTTAAAGGAATTCTCATATAACGAATATCATCAGCATAATCATAATAATACTTTACAAATTCTTTACCTTGACCATGAAGAATCATTTTTAATCCCTCATCAATAAATTCTTCAATATATTCAGGCATTACTTTAGACTTGATAGTATTACCAGTTAATTTAATTTTTTCTTTCATTTCACCAGTTTTCTTATCTTTAGCCATTGAAAGTGTACCATAATTAATACGTGAAAGATTTAAACAAGAAATACTTTTGCCATCGTTATCTATGCTTATATAATTAGTTTTATTTGATGTATTACTTTGAAACTCTTCCTTATTATATTTTTCAATAAGTGCATCAATACCTACTTTATCATCATACTTCCACATTTCTTCAATTGTACCATCGTAATCCATTATTCCTTCAATTGCTCCATTTAAACTAATATTAGTTCTTTCAGGATATTGAAAATTAATACCATCAGTAACCGCAAGTAATGCAATACAACCATATTTACTAAACCAATTAATTGCATGTCTTAAATGAATTCTACCCACACAAGTAATTCTTGCTGCACAAACATTATCTGACCAGTTAAATGAAATATTCGAACCCAATGCACCAAATAATGAATTATTTAAAATCTTAATAGGTAATTGTTTGACTTTAGACATTGCAACATCTGCTGCAGTAAGTTCATTATTAATATATTTCACATGTATTTCAGGGTCAATTTGTCTTAACAATTCAACTTCTTCCTTATCCAATTTAGTACTATTTGCCAATTTTTTGTAAATATTACGAGTAGTTGTAAGATAAAGTAATAATTTTTTCATAACACCTGTAATATCAAAAATTGGAAATACTCCTTCTGTTAATTGAATCATAGGATAAAGACTGGCATAATCAATTTTAATAATACGTTTTGAATATCCTGTTTTATAACATCTTGCTAAACCACCACTAAATTTTTCATATTTATCTGATTGAGGTATTGCCAAATCATTTTCATAACTCCACGCAGTCATAAGCAAATTCCATATTGCTGCAGTACCCATTGTACAAATACGTTGATATGTAGTAGGTACTATTTTAGCAAGCATAAATGATGATTGATTATATAATTCATCGACTTGTTCTGTTTCCCACAAGTCATCAAGAAGATATTGTTTTACAAGTTTCTTACCACCAATAAATATAATTAAATTTTTTGGAAGTGCTTCTATTTTAAACCAATCTATAAAACCCTTACATTCATCAAGATATGTCTTTTTTAATACTTTATATTGTTCATCATCAAAATTGGTTTTATTAATTTGAAGTTTGTATAAATTTCTTGATACTTCCTGATATTCATCAGGTACTTGAACATAATTATTTTTTTCATCGATAAGAAATATTTTATTTTCATTATAATATTTACCAATTGAATTATCTTCTCCTTCGATATATGTTCTATTCTGTCTTGCCAATTTTTCAAACTTTGCAATATATTTTAATCCTGTTGATTTTAAATCAGAATTTACTGCTGCAGTTCGTTTTGCAGCATGTAATGTATCAATAATTGAATATCCCCACATTTCTGTAGCAGTATATTTGTCAGCAGTGTTACCATACTTAACAGAAACATTACCTCTTCTTTTTAATTGTATTCCTTCTTTAAGTCCGGTAGGTACTTCAGTTAAATCCATTTTTAATAATTTTGCTCTACCTAGAATAAAGTCAAAATCGAATGTTTCAGAATTATGTCCTAAAATAACTGCTGGATGTAAATGATTAATTAAATTAAAAAAATCTTGAATTAGTCGAATTTCAGATTCATCATCATTTGTTTTATCTACTTCCAGAATTGTTTCAAAACCACGATTATCTCTAACCCCAATTGCAAATACTCTGGCAATTTGATAACGTAAACCAGTGGTTTCAATATCAAATGTTAATTTATGAACATTTTTATATTCTTCATATCCTTTATAAAGTCTTGTTTGTGTTGAAATAAAAAATTGTTCAGTTGTTCTTGGTGCATAAAACAAATCCCTATATAAATAAATTGGTTCACCTTTTTTATCTTTAACTATCTGGTCATTATCATCAATTAATTTTTCATATGGGTCAATACCACCATCTTTAAAATAATTTCTAATATCATTATATGACCTACTACTGGTTATTTTATAACAATAACCTTCCACTAATCTTTTTTGATTACCAGTTTTTAATGGAATAATAGTAATTCCATATTTAATTTTTTTACTTTCAATATATTGTTCAGATTGACCTTCATATAATTTCTTTACTTTTGATAAATCTTTCATATAAAGAAATGGAATATATTTAATGTTTTCTATTCTTGATTCTTTATTTGGTTCATGTATTATGCATTGGGCAATATTTGTTCTTGGGTCGGTTTCAACATTAACTAAATATTTTAAATCATTATTATAACCTTCAAGAAATCCTTTAATTTCACCCAATATGTTTTGTTTATTCATTTTTAATGTTATTTATTTAACGTAACATATTTCAACGTTTTAGTTTTGTTATTAAAAGTATATATTTTATCACCATATTTATATTTATTGTCTTTCATTACCATGCTGGGATTTTCCATTAAAATACCTATACTCCAAAGACTTGTTGGTAAATTATTTGCAATAAATTTATAATACTCTTTAGATTTTTTTATCTTAAAATCTAAATAAATTAAATCACCTTCATTTTTTAAATAAGGTTTAAAGATTTCAATGAAAATATTGTGAATTTCTTCCTTTATATTATCATCAGATATATTAGCATTTGATAATAACATATTTAATAAAACATCTCGAATTGGATTCATATTCCAAGTATAAAGTGTAGCCATGTTATATGGTTGTATTAATTAAATTTATAATATTATTTATTTTATTACAAACAATGTTAATTTGATTGTCAATATCTTTAAGAAATTCTTTTTCATTAATTCTTATAATATGACAATTGTGCTTTTCTTTAAGAAAATTTTCTCTAATTAAATCACGTTCTTTTTGTTTTGTTTCGTTATGACTAATTTCATCCCATTCAATACAAATATTATATTTTTCAATATATCCATCAACCCAATATCTTATAAATTTCTTTTCACCGCCATTTAATGCATGTTGTATTGGTAAACCCAATTTTTCTGAAATTATATCTAAATAAATTATTGAATTTGCATTATATTTGGGAGCGTGTTTTAGCCATAATTCACCATATCTTTCAATCATTGTGTTTTTTGCTTTTTCAGAATATTTTTTATTCATAGTAATATTTTCAACACCGTATTTTTTAAGATTGGTTTGTTTTATCTTTTCTCTTACTTCTTTATTTTGTAGCGTATATTCACAGCCATATCTTTTTAAATTAGTTTGTTTTGTTTTTTCTTTAATTTCATTAGAATTAACTGGATTTTTATATCCATATCTTTCCAAATTGGTTTTTTCTGATTTTTCTTTAAATTCTTTAGTATTAAAAAAGTAATTAACACCATATTTTTTCAAATCATTTTGTTTTTTCTTTTCTTTAATTATATTAGATTGTGAATTATGTTTACAACCAAATTTTTTTATAGTCGTTTCTTTTATTTTATTTTTGGTGTCTTCACATAATAAATTTGTTGTAACACCAAATTTTTTTAAACACGTTTGTCTTGTTTTTTGTTTAATTTCATCTGAATTAACTGGATTTTTATATCCATATTTTTTTAAATTTGTTTCATAATATTTATTAATTGAACATTTGTCTGAACATCCGTAATAACCACCAGATTTAATATTTTTATTATAAACCTTATATGTTAAATATTTTTCTTTTCCACATATATCACATTTAACATGAACCATACAATGACTTCCATTTTTTAAATCAGAAACTTTAATTAAAATTTTATTATTAATTTTTGTAAAAACATAACCTTTATTTTGATAATATTTTTTATTACTTGCATGCCATATTGTTTCAACAAATTCATCCAATATCATTTCATATTTATTAACATAGTATTATTTTTTTATTTCAATTTTACCTTCAATATCTTTTTCCATGAAAAACCTTAATCTTTTGGAAAGTGATAAGCCATTGTCATCACAAAATTTTTTATATTTTTCAGATAAAACTTTCGATATTTTAATCGTAATTGTATCAACTAATATTTTTTCTCT